ATCCGGCCCCGGCCGGTCAAGTGGTTGTGGCAGGACAGGGTCGCCCTCGGCAGTCTCGCCCTGCTTGCTGGACGGGAGGGGGTAGGGAAGACCACCAACGCCTACACCCTGGCCGCCAACATCACCAAGGGCACACTCCCGGGCTACTACCACGGGCAACCCCGGGCGGTCATCGTGGCCGCCACGGAGGACTCGTGGGAATACACCATCGTCCCCCGGCTCATGGCCGCCGGCGCCGACCTCGATCTGGTGCTGCGGGTCGACGTGACCACGCCTGAGGGCGTCGATGCCAGCCTGTCCCTGCCCCGTGACCTGGCAGCGCTCGAGAAGACCGTCACTGGGTACGAGGTGGCCCTGATCGTCCTCGACCCGCTCATGAGCCGGCTCGACGCTGGCCTGGACACCCACAAGGACGCCGAAGTGCGTCTCGCCCTCGAGCCGCTGGTGAGCATCGCCGATCGGACTGGGGCGGCCATCTTGGGGCTCATCCACGTCAACAAGAGCTACTCGACCGACCCGCTCACGCTGATCATGGGCAGCCGGGCGTTCGCCGCTGTCGCCCGGGCCGTGCTGTTCGCCATGGCCGACTCGGACGAGGAGGGGCTGTACCACCTGGGGCAGCCGAAGAACAACCTCGGCCGGACCGACCTGTCCACCATCGACTACCGCATCGTCAACATCCACGTGGCCGACACCGACGAGGGGCCGGTATGGACGTCGAAGATCGACTGGGTGGGGCAGTCGGAGCACTCCATCAGGGATCTGCTGGAGAGCGCCGGGGAGGGGGCTGAGTCTCGCTCGGCCACGTCCGAGGCGGCCGACTGGCTTCGGGACTACCTACTTAGCGTGGGGGGCACGTCCGAGTCGGCCAAGGTCAAGGAGGAGGGCAGGCGGGCAGGCCACTCTGCCGATGCTCTGAAGCGGGCCAGAACGAGGGTCAAGGTCAGCGCTGAGTCGAGCGGGTTCCCCCGCCGGACGTATTGGAGGCTCACAGTTGGAGCAGTGTCTGGGGAGACTGCTCTTACTGCACCAACTGCACCCACTGCACCGACTGGGGCTCCAGTCAGCGCAGTCAGCGCAGTCAGCGCAAGTCTCCAGACGTTTGCTCCGACTGGACACGCCCGGGACTGCTACTGCGACGACTGCATCCTCCAGGGGATCACGATCGCCTCGTCCACCATCACCATCTCTACCGCCTGGATCGTGCCGTGAGGCCCTGCGACTGGTGCGGGGCCGAGTTCGACCCCCACGGCCCGGCTCACCGGTGGTGCTCCAAGCGATGCTCCAACGCCTACTGGAGGTGGAAGCTGTACGGGACAACTTGCCGACGTCGGCAAGTTTCTACGGCCGTAGAAACTTACACCCTCCTGCCCTCTGCCATCCCCCGTGCGAGCACCCACCTGATCGACATCACCCGCTGCTCGTCGAGCGACTGGACGTGGACCAAGGAACAACTACTAGCGCTGAGGTACGCCACCACATGAGCCCCCCTAAGCCGTGCATCGAACCTGGTTGCCCCCTGCTCGCCCACCGGGGGAGCCGCTGTGCCATGTGCGAGCGCCTGTTCCAGCGCCTACGCAACGCCCGGCCCGAGCGGGTGGAGTACGCCACCGCCGAGTACCAGGCCGCCCGCCTCGCTGTCCTCGGGCAGCCATGCTGGAGGTGTGGGGAGGTGGCCGACACGGCCGACCACGTCAAGCCTGTGCGCCATGGAGGGACGTGGAGGGACGGTCTGCGTCCGGCATGCCGGCGATGCAATAGCGATTGGAGCGTGGCGTGATGGCGGCAAATCTCCAACGCGTTGGGGATTTGCGCACGGGGGGTGGGGGAAAAGTCTGGATGTTAGGCGTCCCTAACCCGCTGCCCCCGTTTTCGGCACTCAGAAAGAGGGGCTGATGGCCCGCAACCCTGAGGGCAACTCAGCCAAGCGGGTGGCTGACCCGTCGCCCGGGCCGTGGATGTCCTGGCCGAGGGGGATGTCCCGCCACGCCCGGGCCATCCGGTTCATGGAGACCTACTGCATCACACCCAAGGGCTACCGGGCTGGCCGACTCATCGAGCTGGGCGAGTTCCAGAAGGAATGGCTCGAGGAAGTGTTGGCGCCTGGCATCCATGCGGCGGTGGAGTCGATGCCGCGGGGTAACGGCAAGTCGACCTTCAAGGCGGCACTTGGTTGCTGGGCGGGGTTCGACCCGGGCGAGTCGGGCGACCCGCAGGTGCCGATCATCGCAAGCACGATCAAGCAGGGGACGAAGACGATCTACGGCCCACTGGTGCGGATGATCAAGTCGAACCCCGAGCTGGTCAACCGCTGCAAGATCTACACCGCCCTGTCCGACGCCAAGGTGGTGATCCCGTTCACCGAGGGGGAGATCTTCCCGATCGCCGACGACCCGGACGGACTGCAGGGCCTCGACCCGTCGCTCGGCCTGGTGGACGAGATTGGCTTCCTCAGCATCGAGTCGTGGGCGTCGCTGCTGCTGGCCACCGGCAAGCGGCCGGATTCGCTGGTCATCGCCATCGGCACCCCGGGTTTCTCGCAGGATTCCGCCCTGTGGCACATCCGGGAGAACCCGAGCGACGAGGTCCACTACACGGAGTTCGCCGCCGACGAGGGCTGCGCCATCGACGACCGGGACCAGTGGGCGAAGAGCAACCCCGCCTATGTCGCCGGCTTCAAGGGGGAGCATGCGTTCAAGGTGGCCATGTCTTTGCCCGAGCCGCTGTTCCGCATCTTTCAGCTCGGTCAGTGGGTGTTCGGCACGCAGGGGTGGCTGGGCGTGGACGGCCTCAGGATCTGGGAATCGCTGAGGGACCCCTACGAGTTCGTCTCGGGCGCCGACACGTGGGTAGCGGTGGACATGTCCCGAAGCCGGGACTCGACGGCTGTGGTGGCCGTACAGCGCCGCCCTGACGGACGCCTGCACGCCAAGGCTCGGATCTGGTACCCGAAGGACGGCGTGTCCGGTGTGATCGACGGGTTCGAGGTGATGCAGCACATCCGGCAACTGGACCGGGATTACCGGGTGATCGCCTGCGGCTATGACCCTCGCTTCTTTGAGGAGCGGGCCGGGATGCTGGCGGCCGAGCGGGTGGCCATGCTGGAGTTCCCGCAGAGCCTCGAGCGGATGACGCCGGCCTGCGGCGGCGCCTACGAGCTGATCAAAGGCGAGCAGCCGGGGCTGTCCCACGACGGCGACCCGGAGTTCCGCAAGCAGGCACTCAACGCCGTGATGCAGTTGAACCAGCGCGGGTTCACGTTGAAGAAGAAGACGCCGGAGTCGCCCGACAAGATCGACGCCGCGGTGGCGTTGTGCATCGCCACGAACCTGGCAGTGAACCACGTGGCCCGCCCCCCGCTGGTCGTGCTGTAGTCCCCCGCTCCTCCTTTTGCTATAGCGATAAACTGGCTATAGCATGGGTTTCCTTTCCCGCCGCACCGAGAAGCGCGACTGGAGCATCTCCGACCCCGCCCTCGCCGATTGGCTGGGCGTGGGTGCGCGTTCCTACAGCGGCGTTTCTGTTGGCGAGTATTCCGCCCTCAGCGTCCCCGCCATTTGGCGTGGCGTCTCGCTGATCGCAGGCACCGTCGCCAGCCTTCCGCTGAAGTCCTACCGGGACCTGCCCGACGGCAGCCGGGAGCGGGTCAAGTCGTTCCTCGACAACCCGGCAGGCATCGAAGCGCAGACCCCCTACGAGTGGACCGAGACGGTCGTAGCCCACCTAGTGCTCCACGGCAACGCTTTCCTTCTCCACCAGTACGGCGGCGCCGGCCAGCTCATGGGGCTGCGGCCACTGCACCCGGGTTGTGTGTCGGTGGCACTTGACGCCAACGCCCCCGGCGGCAAGGTGTTCCGAGTCTCCATGGCCGACGGGACGACCAGGGACTTCACCGGCGTCGACCTGACCCACATCCCCGGGCTGGCCACGGATCCGAGCGGCCGGGGCCTGTCCCTCATCGAGATCGCCCGGAACAGCATCGGCATGACGATCGCCGCCGACCAGAGCGCCAGCCGCCTGTTCGGCAACGGGATGTTGCTCAGCGGGATCGTCACCCCCGAGGACGATCTGACCGAGGACGAGGCGCGCCAGGTCAAAGAGTCGTTGCAGCGCAAGATGCTGGGCCACGAGCACGCCGGGGACGTCGCCGTCATCAACCGCAGGCTGAAGTTCGAGCCCTGGTCGATGAACAACACCGACGCCCAGTGGATCGAAGCCAGGGGCTTCCAGGTCGACGAGGTCGCCCGCCTGCTGGGCGTGCCGAAGGTGCTCCTGATGGAGGACGGCGCCAGCACCTGGGGCAGCGGTATCGCCGAGCTGGTCTCGGGGTGGGTGCGCTTCAGCCTGGCCGGCTGGACGGCCCGCATCGAGCAGCGCCTGTCACGGCTGCTGCCGTCACCCCGGTTCTGCGAGTTCGACTACGCCGGTCTGTTGAAGCCGACACCGGCCGACGAGATCAACCTGCTGATCGCCCAGGTCAACAACGGGCTGGTCACCGTGAACGAGGCTCGCCGTATCCGCAACATGGAACCCGTCCCCGGTGGGGACACCCTGCGGCTCCCGCCCGGGTCGCCGCCCCAAGACCAGCCCGACTCGGGCGCAGAACAGGAGATAAACGCATGAGCTCAAGAGTCCGTTGGGACATCGACTCGGTGGCCCAGGTGGCCGGTTCACTGTCTTCCACCCACGCCGCCGGTGGCAGCACCTCGTCTGGCGAGGCCGTCGACCTTTCGTCTACCCGGTTCGACACGTCGGATCGTTATTTCGCCTTCGTCGGCGCCGTCTCCACCTCGACCGGGTCGAGCACCCGTACCTACACGTTCACCGTTCAGGCGGCCACCGCCAGCGGCGGGACCTACAGCACGGCAAACTTCGGGTCCGGCGGCAGTGCGGTGCTTACGCCGACGTCGGCTCCCTCCACTCAGCCCGAGTCCGAAGTGGCGCTGATCTCGTTCTTGCCGCAGGCAACCCATCCGTTCGTTCGGGTGCGGTGTGTCGGCGCCGGCGCCGGCACCGCCCGGGTGGTCGGCAGCATCGTCGGGGTTCCGGCGAGCCTGTAATGCAGCGCTTCGCCGTCGAGTTCCGGGCCGAGGTCGCGGGGGACATCCTCCGCGGCCATGCTGCCGTGTTCGGACAGACGGCGAGGATCGGCGGCGGGTACGAGCAACTGGCCCCCACGGCGTTCGACGAGGCGCTGAAGGGCAGTGATGTCCGTGCCCTGCTCAACCACAACCCGACGCTCGTGCTCGGCCGGCAGTCGGCGGGGACGCTGCGCCTGTCGGTCGACGACGAGGGCCTGGCGTTCGAGGTGGACCTGCCCGACACCAGCTACGCCCGGGACCTTCGGACGCTGGTGGCCCGCGGTGACGTGACCGGCGCGTCGTTCGGGTTCGTGCCAGGGAAGGACTCGTTCACCACCGCACCCGACGGCAAGCAGGTCCGCACCCACACCAGCGTCGCCCAACTGCTCGACGTCAGCCCGGTCACCTGGCCGGCGTACGACGGCACCGACGTCAGTCTCAGGCACATCGATTTCACCGGCCTGTCGATCGGTAAGCCGCTTCTTCGTACCCAACTCATCCTCGCCCGGCATCGGGCTCTACAAGCCCGGGAGGGCAGATAAATGGCAATGACCGTGGAAGAAATCCTTGAGGCGATGCGAGCCCTGGTGGCCGCTGCCGAAGAGGCTGACCAGCCGCTGTCCGACGAGGACGCCAACCGCTACGAGGAACTGGAAAGGGAGCTCGCTGTGGCCCGACGCAGTAACGAGATCCAGAAGCGGCAGGCGGCCTACGACGCCCCCGGCCGCCCCGCCGTCCACGTCGCCGTGCCTCAGCAGGACGACGGGCTCGAGCGGGCGTTCACCCACTACCTCCGTACCGGCCAGGTGAACCAGGACATCATGGAGCTCCGGGCCCAGGGCGTCGGCGTCGGCTCCGAGGGTGGCTTCCTCGTCCCGCCCGGCTTCCGTCAGAAGCTGGTCGAGCGGATGCTCGCCTTCGGCGGTCTGGCCAACGAGGCGGAGACCTTGACCACCGACTCGGGGAACCCCCTCGAGTGGCCTACGATCGACGATACCGCGAATAGCGGGGCCATCGTCGCAGAGGGTGGCAGCCCCGCCAGCGGCGCCGACCTCGTCTTCGGCCAGAAGACCCTCAACGCTCACAAGTACATGAGCGTCGGCACCGGCGGCAACCCGCTCCGGGTCAGCGTCGAGCTCCTTCAGGACGCCGCCTTCGATGTCAGCGGATTCGTCGCCAAGGCCCTCGGCACCCGCATCGCCCGGGCGCAGGCCACCGACTGGATCACCGGCAACGGCGTCGGCGAGCCGGAGGGCATCACCAACCCGGCCACCGACGAAACCGCCGACGTCAGCGGCACGGTCGACTTCGACGACCTGCTGGACACGATGGCCCGGCTCGATCCCGACTACGTGGCCAACGCCAAGTTCTTGTTCAACAACACCACCTTGTACGCGATCCGCGGCCTGGTCGACGGCCAGTCCCGGCCGCTGTGGCTGCCCAACGCCGAGTCGGGCCTGACCACCATGCCGGGTGGGATCCTCCTCGGTCACCAGGTGGTCATTGACCAGGCCATGCCGTCCAACACCAGCGGCACGAACAAATTCCTGGTCTTCGGTGACTTGCGTGAGTCGTACGTGATCCGCCGGGTCAAGGATGTCCAGCTCGTCGTCGACCCCTACAGCCGGGCCAGCAACGGTCAGGTCCAATTCACCGCTTGGGCCCGGGCCGACGGCGCCATCAACAACCGCAACAGCTTCGTCATCCTCCAGGACGCCTAGTCATGGATGAGCTGGCGGCGTGGGGTGCTGGTTGGATGGTCAGCGTCTTGCTGATCTTCGGCACCCTGCGCCGCCTCTGGGGCGGTGACATCTGATGGCTTGGTCCACGAAGTACGTGTCGCTCACCGAGCTGAAGGGATACCTCCGTATCCCGACGGCTTCGACCGACGACGACGCCGTTTTGAACTTCGCCCGGGAGGCCGCCTCCCGTGCGGTCGACCAGGCGTGCAACCGCCAGTTCGGCATCGTGGCGTCGAGCACCGAGGCCCGGGAGTACACGCCCTACTACGACCGGCGGCGCGCCCGCTGGGTGATCGAGACCGACGACTTCCCGTCGACCTCGTCGCTCACGATCACGGTCGACGACGACGACGACCAGGTCTTCGACGACGTCACCATCTCCAGCACGGCCGTCCGCAAGTACCCGTTTAACGCCGCCGACATCGGTCGCCCGCACACGGCGCTCATCGTCAACTCCGACTCCACCGGCGTGCCGGTCGAGGGCGAGGGCACGGTGCGAGTCAAAGCCAAATGGGGCTGGGCGTCCGTCCCCGACACGGTGAAGAACGCGACGCTCCTCCAGGCGTCTCGCTTCTTCTCGCGCCGCAACTCCCCGTACGGCATCGCCGGCAGTCCCGACATGGGCTCAGAGCTGCGCCTGCTGAACAAGGTCGACCCAGATGTCGACCTGCTGTTGCAAGC